TAGTTCCTTCTTTTGGCAATGGGCCTTCTATGTAAGCTTGAGTCCCGTGTCCCTTTGCTTCCTTACGAACAATCAAACCATTAATCATCTTACCATCTAAAGCAGATGCTAAGGCAACTCCACTTACTAAAGGATCAGCACCAAGAGTTAATCCTGCTACCACACCAGTTTCTATATGCATTAACATAGAAAGACTGGAAAGAGTTAAACCCCTACCACTCAATGTCACTGGTTTGCAATTTACATAATGCTCACTAGTCTTACCTGAAGAAAGTTTAAACTCTCCTTTCTTATAAGCATATTCTTTTAATAGATCTAAGAGTTCTTCTTTCATTTGTATTGACACCTATCAATTGTTTTAGTTGTAGAATATTCTTCCATTCTATCAAAGAAAATTAATTCACCATCATAATAAGAGTTGATAGTAGATTTCTCTTTCCAATCAGAACCTACTATTATTATATCAGGTTTAAGCGACTTTATCAACTCCTCAAATTCTGGTTCACTAGAAAAGAATATTACCTCATCTACTGATTTTAAATTCTCAAGAAGAAACTTTCTCTCTTCCTGATTATGTATAGGTCTACTGGGACCCTTCTTTTCCTTTATACATTCATCCGTATCAATCCCAACAATAACATATCCAAAACTTTTTGCATAATTTAAAAGTTCAAGATGTCCCCTATGGAGAATGTCAAAAGTCCCATTAACAAAAACGCTTTTCATTATTTGAACTTGCATTCAACCATAATTTCAGTTAATGCTGCAAGCATATTTATCTCTTGATCTGCTACGAATGCCGTCTGGTATTGATACTTAGCAATAACAAGGACAGCAGCAGGTATGGTACTAGGAACGAGGGCAGCGTATAAATTATCGTAAATAAGCCTGAATAAAACAGAAGTATCGTTATCCAAGTTGCTAACGACCCACCTGCGAACCTCTGGGAAATTCTTTTCTTTAAGGTTTTTAATGAGATCATTTACCGCAATATCTGAAAACGTTGCTAAAATACCACTATCAATTTTACCACTAACAGAGTATCTCTGACACTCATTTAATATTCTTCTCCAATCAGGGAAGTGTTTATTAATTAATTCCGCAAGAACTTTCTTATCACTTTCGCACCTTTCTGAGTCCAGGATAAAGTTAAGCCGCTGGAAAAACTTAGCCGCGACCTCTTGCTTTTGTTTCCCTTTAATCGAGAAGTCAACCACAGCACACCTGGAATGGAGCGGCTCGATGATTTTATTTTTATAATTGCAGGTGAAGATGAACCTACAGTTGTTTTGGAACTCCTCAATAGACGCTCTAAGGAGGAGTTGTACGTCGGAAGTGGTATTGTCGGCTTCGTCGATGATGATGACTTTATGTCTGGCATCAGAGGAGAGCGAGACTGTTGACGCGAAATTCTTTGCATTGTTTCTAACGGTGTCAAGGAATCTTCCTTCGTCCGATCCGTTGATAACATAAAAGTCAACCCCCAATTGATTACATAGTGCTTTTGCTACCGTAGTCTTACCAACCCCTGGAGGTCCAGCAAGAAGCATATTCGGTATTTCACCCTTATTTAGAAAATCATTAAATGTTTTCTTAATACCTTCTGGTAAAATACATTCATCAATTGTCTTGGGTCTATATTTTTCAACCCAAATAAAGTCACTCATAATCTTTTGTTATGTAAATAATTAAATGAAGTGCAAGGTTTTCAGACAATTTAAGACGAGAGAGTAATAAAAGGGTCATTGCTTGAGTTATGTCTAAACTCATAAATCATTCCAATGACGTACTACACCAGCCACTATAACACTATTAGTGACCAGATATGTAAAGAGGATAAAAGTACGAACTATTGCAACAATATTATCGTACCTCTTTGTTTTTGTATCGTGGAAGGAGCCTAGAGAATATTTCCAGACTCTCCATAACTGTTTCATTAACCAAATGTAGAATCAGGTTCCAATGCAATATAATATTTCAGCGCGTAATTCTGACAAGTAAATAATGCTAGACTTTTATTTGCTACTACATTATAACTACCAGGAAGAATCTTAATATTCTCAACCTTAAAGTTAAATGAGAATGTTGATTCAGTCTCACCAACTACAATATCAAAACTATTTGAAGTCTCATTCTTCTTATCACGTACCACAACCTTAACAACACCATTCTCACCAACTGCTGATAAGTCAGGGAGTTGATAAATTGCTGCTGCTTTAAGTAACTTATCTAATTGTTGAGTACTCAAATCAAATGAAACATCTGTAGATACAAGTTTAATCTCCTTATCAGGTGGAGTAACAATTACACTAGGATCAGCAAAGAAATACTTTGACTTCATCCTACCTTCTTTGATTACCACATAACTATCATCATCTTGAAAATCTAATTCAGGACTATTATGAAGTCCCATACCATTCAAAAATTGACCAAGATCATAGATACCAAAATCTTGAGGAAGTTCCTCATCAATTGTAGCCTCTGCAAGAATGTTCTTCATAACTGAAATAGTTCTTAAAGAACTTCCCTTCTTAAAAAGAATTGATTGATTAATGTTGGAAAAATTCTTTAGCAGGGCTAGAGTTTTGTCAGACAGTTTCATAGTGTGTTCTCTAAGTTTCATGATTAAGGCATTGTGTGATCAATGTTACCCGATGTCATTGAGGGTTTGCCGTAATGTTCATCAAAATGTAATAACAGCATAGCATAATGAATCACTTTAAGCAAGTCTTTCTTTTCTTTTCCCTCCTTACTTCCATACCTACTACCATACTTTAGAATGTTTGATTGGCAAAAAGCAGATGCAAGTGATCGTGCTGCCATCAGATCTAAAGTTTGGACATTACGATACTCATGTGTATCACCTGTATAATGTCCTCTATAAGTTCCTGATACATAAGACTCAATATCCTTCAGGATTTCTTCTTCATGGTATTTAAAATAATGCGCTGTCATAGACTCCGTTTCTTGTTGAACCTCGTTATTTAGATTAAAATGATGGGCCCAATTATCATCATTATCTGCTAAAGGATCGGTAGAAAATGGGGATGGTAATCCATCTTCAAAATCCTTTCTACTTGTTGCCAAATGAACATCACCATGTCCATCCACATAATGAGTTGGATCATCATGTCTTAATCGATCTGAATCATCAAGATTAATATCTTTTACTGGATAATCTGTTTCCATAGTTCCATTAATAACTGAATCTACTAACCACCAAGCCATATTATAACAACCCCCTTGTCTTTTGTCCAGGCTCTCTAAGAAACCATCCTGTAGAAATGTACTTAGGAATTTCTCCTGTCAAGAATCCTCCCCTATGTACGTGTGTATATGTTGCAGGCCACAATACAATTGTTCCTGCCTTTGGTTGCAATGAAAGTTTCTGATGTAAGAACTCAGTTGCTCCACCATTCTCTACTGGAATATCATTTAGATAAGCCACCCAAGTAAGAGTTCTATCTCTATAGATGAATTGTCCATCTTCATAATGCCATTGATGATAACCACCACCAGCATTTGTTCTTTGAACTTTCGTGCTCCAAGAAGATAGTGGATCTGTATCTTGGGTCAATCCTCTATAGACATTAGCATAAAGATCAAATGCTTTTCTAAGATAAGTGTTGAGTTGCTTTGCTAAATCTAACTCCACAACCTCCAAACACATTTGAACATCACTTCTAGAGTAGTGACCATCCTTCATTTGTTTGTCACCATCTTTAAAGCAAGGGCCTATGAACTCACGGTTTCCCTCCCAAAGATTAAAGGACTCAATGATGGAGTTACATAATTCATTAGGAACTCCACCATCAAAGACTCCAATATGATCAGTTATCTTCATGTGTTTAATACCCAAATAAGTCTAATAAGCATAAAGATGAAAAAGACATAATAGGTCCACATTATAGTAATACCAATCTTGTTATGACGTGAACCCTTTACAAAATCAACTTCACCCTGATTGTCCCAACCAGGTTGCATGTATTCATTTGGATCAATTTTATTCTTCATTGTCCCTCTCCATATGCTTGATCTTCTGCCTTCTCAAAATCAAAGTCAGCATCTACCTTATCATACAGTTCAATAAAGGACTGCTTGGTTTCATCATCAAATCGATTAACACATACACCAATTGCCTTTGCCTTATCTTTAAAGATACTGTATGCATGGAGGATATGAACTAATCTACGAGTACTAATAATCTCTTCAATACCACCATCATAAAATGTCTTACGGATGATGTCTGCCCAGTCTACTAGTCTCTTACAAAAATCAGTATCACTGACCTTTAGATTAGATGCAACCTTTAGGAGAATCTTATTCTCTACAGAAGGTACTGGATAATCTTGTTCAAATGTTACTGGGAATCTTTCAAGGAAGGCCTCGTTAAGCACGTTAGTTCCAATAAATCTTCCGTCGTCTGAACCCTTACCTTTAGTATTTGCTGTTGCGATAACGTTGAATCCTGATGCTGGTTCGATGAACTTTCCAATCTTTTTAAGGAAAACTCCTTTACCTTCAAGGATGGGCTGGAGACAGAGGATTTTGTTGCTGGCAAGGTCGATCTCGTCAAGGAGCAAGATAGCCCCTCGTTGGAGAGCCTCAATAACTGGACCGTTATGCCAGACTGTGGCACCGTCAACAAGGCGGAAGCCACCAATGAGATCATCTTCATCAGTTTCTATAGTAATGTTTACCCGAATTAATTCCCTCTTGAGTTGGGAACACGCTTGCTCGACACCAAACGTTTTACCATTACCCGAAAGGCCCGTAATGAACGCAGGATAGAACAAATGGGACTTGAGAATGGCCTTAAGATCATTAAAAGGACCAAAGTGGACGAAGGTATCATCTTTTTCAGGGACTAAGTTTTGAACTACAACTGGAGCAACTGCTGGTGCATTAAATGACCTTTCAATTTGTTCTACCTTTTTCAAGGTAACTTCTAGGTTCCATTTACCGCGACCTACTTTATATTTCTCTATTCTCTTTGTGACTGTCTGATAAGAAACATCATGAGATCTGCAATAACCTTTAACATCAGCAGCAGTGAACTCAGTTCCAAATAACCCTCTCAGGTCTTCAATAATTTTATCAACAGTCATTCTTGGATCAGCAGCAAAGGTCATAATGTAGTGTTTGTTTCAATATGGCCACTATAGGGTATAAAGTGGGTCTTTAAACCCTATGTGTGTTAATGTTGATATTTCTTAATACTCTCCTCCCACTCCTTCATACTACTCTGACAGTCAGGTGGTTCAGGTTCTTTATATCCATTAATCTTCTTCCACTTATTATGCATTGCATTCATATGCCAAGACTGAGCAAGACTCTTAGGTCCGTTCTCAAGTAACTCAAGTTCTATCTTACTGTTGGTATAAGGTATGAGTTCTTCTCTCCAATTAGAATCATCATAAGGTTTGTTGGTCATTTTTCATAAGTGAAGG